CCATGCTTGACACGATAGCAGAGATGGATGGCAAAGTAATTATATGGTCAAGGTTTAGACATGACATAAAGAAGATAAAGAAATCATTGGATAAAGCCTATGGATCGGGCACCGTGGTCACTTATTTTGGAGACACATCACAAGAAGATAGAGACAAGGCTATTGATAGATTCCAAAATGATAAGGAGACAAGATTCTTTGTAGGTAATGCACAAACTGCGGGTAGGGGTTTGACACTTACGGCAGCCACGAATGTTATTTACTATTCGAATGACTTTAATCTTGAGACAAGAATACAATCAGAGGACAGATGCCATAGAATAGGACAGAAGAACAATGTTCTGTATGTTGACTTGGTTGTTCCTGATAGTATTGATGTTCACATTGTTAAAGTTTTACAATCAAAAATTACATTAGCAGGGAGGACACTAGGAGAAGAAGCACGAGAATGGCTAAAAGTATCACCAAAAAGGAGTGACTAATGCGAAGATCTGAGAAACTAATAGGCACGGCAGGAGAACTTTTCACGGCTTTTGAATTAACAATGTTAGGTGTTGAGTGTGATCTTATAAAACAAGATGGTACAGATGTTGTTGCAGTTAAGGGTGATGGTGTTTTTATGGCTCAAAGAATAGAAGTAAAGACCGCCACTTATTTAGACAAGAAAAAATGTTATTGTTTTTCAACATCAAAAGGTAAACCAAAAAGACCTTATACTAAATATGACTGTGATATAATAGCTTTAGTATCATTGAATCAAAGAAATATACAGTTCATGAGTGTAGGATCTTTACCTGGTGTGACTAAAAAAGTTCATGTAGATACATTTGAGTACGATAAAGACTTAATAAAGAGGTCTTGGGATTATGCTTTAGAAAAAAGTATGATTGAATGTAAGAAAATCTTTGACAATATGGAAAATAATAGGCATAACTAAGAAAAGGGAGAATAAAATGGATCCAGATAGATGGAAATCAGTAGCAGTACCAATCAAAACATGGGACATGCTAAAAGAATTGTCGGAAGACAATGATAGATCAATAGGTGGTCAAATATCTTTTCTCACAAAGCAAGAATATATGTGGAAAAAGAGTCAGACGAATTCTATTGACAAACAAAAAGCTAGGGTGTAGAACCTTAGAACCAATACCGAAGGGTATAAACTTTAACGTAGAAGGAGAGAACGATGAGTGATGTATTTTCACTATTTGAAGAAGAGGCAGCTAACCCTCAAGCATTTAATAAAGTTAGCGAAGGAGAGACTTCAAAGCTCTCTACATTGATAAGGCAATCCATTGATCTCGATAAAGAGATTAAGGATGCCGAACAACATCTCAAAGATTTACAACAAAGAAAAAGAACTGTTGATGAGGAAGACATTCCATCATTAATGGAGACACTCGGAGTTGAAAGTCTAACTGTTGATGGCAACAAAGTTTCTATTGATAAATATGTATCGGCAAGAATACCTGACGATAAGAAGGATGAAGCATTTAGTTTTATTCGTTCTATTGGCGAGGGCGATATTATCAAGAACGAAGTTGTTGTCGGCTTTGGTATGGGTCAAGACAATGTAGCGGGAGCCGTGGTTGATGATTTACGCAATCAAGGTTTAGCACCTGCTCAAAAGACTCATATTCATCCAATGACATTAAGAACTTGGGCGAAGAACCGAATAGAGAATAATCAAGAAATTGACTTTGATACTTTCGGAATATATGTAGGCAATCGTGCAAAAATAAAGGGAGCAAAATAATGGCTAATGCAGTTGCAGAAAAGAAGGCTACGGAAGTAGCACCATCCAACCTATCCTCTTTGTTAGAGGAAGAGGCGGGAGCAGGACTTGAGAACTTTACTACGGAAGATATGCAAATACCTTTTATAAGGATATTACAAGCATTGTCTCCACAGTTAAATAAACAAGATTCTATGTACATCAAAGGTGCTGAACAAGGAGATATATTTAACACTGTGTCTCAAACAGTATATAGGGCAGACGAAGGTGTGCTTGTTGTACCGTGTTTCTTTGAGAAGAAGTTCTTGGAGTTCGCACTAAGATCAAGTGGTGGTGGTTTCATAAGAGAACTATCAGCAGATGATAAAGACATTACTCTTACAACTCGTGAAGGTGCAGCAGAAATACTGCCCTCGGGTAATGAATTAGTTAGAACTCATCAGCATGTAATTATGGCTATGGATCCTGAGACTAAGACCGGTTCACCTGCTATTCTTGATATGAAGAAAACACAACTTAAAGTGTCTCGTAGATGGAATACAGTTAAGAATGGTATAAGATTACCATCAGGTAAACCTATGCCGTTGTATGGAACTGCATGGTCTATTAAGACTATTGCAGAAAGTAATGATCAAGGTAGTTGGTATAACTACAAGATCGAAAGAGCTACTGAGGTTACAAAAGAACTAGAAGCTATGATGTTAGAAGCTAGAACTATGTACCAAAGTTTCAGAAAAGGGGAGATCAAGACGGCTTCGGCTCCTGCGGATGAAATGCAATCTGCACAGAAGGATGACGAAATACCGTTTTAATTAATCAGAGTCGTGGCTAGTCCTCCAAGTCACGACTCTTTTTTTGTGGAGTGAAGAGTGAATTTAGCAGAAGAATTATTAGAAGCTTTTACCGGCTTCAGTACGGCTCATGGTCAGACGGAAGTGTCACAAGAACGTACCGCAGGTAAACAAAAAGCGAAATCATTTATAGTAAGAAACCCTCTTACATTACAATTAATAGAAGGTCACATCAACGGCAAAAAAGGTGTTGGTGCTATTCCTATAAATGAAGAAAACAAATGTAGGTTTGGTGCTTTGGATATAGATGAGTATCCATTAGAACATAATAAATTAATAGACAAATTAGAGGAACTCAAAGTTCCGTGTATCGTGTGCCGTAGTAAATCAGGTGGTGCACATATATTCTTTTTCTTTAAGGAGTGGATGAATGCAGGAGATTTCAGAGACAAGGCTGCAGAAATTTCTTCTGCACTTGGTCATGGCAGGTGCGAAATATTCCCAAAACAAGAACAGATTCTTGTCGAAAGGGGTGATGTTGGCAACTTTATCAATTTACCGTATTTTGATTCAGAGCAAACTCTACGATATGCGATCATCCGAAGAGAGGGAACTTATGTCGAGGCATCATTGTCGGAATTCATTGAAGAGATACAAAAGGTCAAAACCTTACCGAAGGACTTTTTAACTCTGCCCATAGGTGGACCTGTAGACCTTTTACCAAATTATATACCTTGCCTTAGAACTAAGTTAGCTATTGGTGTATTTGAAGGAGAAAGAAATAGAACTGCTTTTCAACTAGGTGTATTCCTACAAAGGCTTGAGCCTGGTAATTGGAAAACAAAATTTGAAGAGCACAATGTAAGAGACTTTCATCCACCTTTATCTGCATCAGAAGTTGTAGCCATACAAAATACATTAGAGAAAAAAGAATATCAGTATCTATGTAAAGAAGAGCCAATGTCTTCTCATTGCAATCAAAGTGTATGTAGATCTATGAAGCTAGGAATAGGTGCTACATCAATGCCTACGATTAGTGGTTTGTCTGTTATCTTATCGGAGCCAAGACTATGGTTCGTGGATATAGGTGGACAACGATTAGAGATAACAACAGAAGAATTACAAGCACCTCGTTTGTTTCAGCGAGCGTGTATGGAACAATTAAAAGTTATGCCTCCTAAGTTAAAAGATTCTGATTGGGAATCAACTGTGAATGATCTAATGGAGAAATGTAATGAGATACAAGTTCCCGAGGAACTAACATATAAAGGTCAATTTATATCTATACTAGAATCTTATTGTACCGGCAGAGTGCAAGCACAAACTTTTGAAGAAATTATGTTAGGTAAACCTTACACAGAGGTTGAGGAAAGTAAAACTTATTTTAGATTAGACTCTCTAATGGAATATATGAGACAGAAAAAGTTTGATAGTTATACAAGAGCACAAGTACAAGAAAGATTGAAAGAGATAAACAACGAAGAAAGTTCAACTGTAAGAAGATTTAAAACGTCTTCTGGTAAATGGAAATCAGTTAGAGTTTGGTGGATTCCAGAAATAGTATCTGAAGTTGACATAAGTGAGATACCTATTGAAAAAGAGGAGGTGCCATTTTAATGGAAGTATTAATAGCTTTTTGTATTGTGTTGGTTGAAGCACCTAGAATTGATGGTGGTAAGTCAATATGTGGTTTTTATGAACCCAGGGTTCAGTTTAAAAACAGACAAGAGTGTATAACAGATAAAAAACTAATAGAGGACTATGTTGTTGAAGAAGCTTGGAAGATTCATCCCAAGGCAGTACGAATATATGCGAAAGGAATGTGTAGTGGAAAGTGATGTAAGAGGAGACACCGTTTTAAAAAACGACATTTGTGTTGATGTTTTAACTGATTATTTAAAATATTTTAAAATAGCTGAAAGAGCTATGAGAAAACTTCCTGGAGCTCTAACAAGAAAAGAAAGAACAGAATTAGTTTATTATCAAGAAATGGTTAGAAATATAGGAATGGTTAAAGATTACATAGAAACTCGATCTGAAACAATAAATTTCGATTGGGATAGTTAATGGAAACAACAATATTTGGACCACCAGGTACCGGAAAAACCACTACCTTAATTAACTTAGTTAAAGAAAAAATAAAAGAAGGTATGGATCCGACTAAGATAGCTTTTATGTCATTTAGTCGTAAGGCAGCGAATGAAGCAAAAGATCGTGCTATCTCTGAACTAAATTTAAGTAGCGATCAAATGATTTACTTTAGGACTTTACATTCGTTGGCTTTTACATGGTTGGGGCTAGATGTAAAAAGAGTTTTTAAAGGTGCTGACTACAATGAATTAGGTAGACTAGTAGGATTAGAGTTCAGAAGTAATCCAACTGTAGGTTTAGAAGATGGGCCATTGTTTCAAATTGGAGCAGGTGGTGATAAATATATGTCTGTTCTTCAAATGGCTCGTGTTAGAGAAGTAACTTTAGAAAAACAATTCAATGATACTTGGGATCACACACTACATTGGCAACAGTTAAAAGTGTTAAACAAAGCTTACACGGATTATAAAGAAGCTAAAAACAAATTAGATTTTGTTGATATGATAGAGAAGTTTATTCTTGAAGGTTCAAGTCCCAAATTTGATTTATTGATTATTGATGAAGCACAAGATTTAGCACCTCTGCAATGGAGAATGGTAAAGGAAGTTTTGGTACCAAACTCTAAAGAGATATATTATGCAGGAGATGATGACCAAGCTATATATACTTGGATGGGTGTAAAGCTAGAAGATTTTTTGAAAGCTTCGGATAAGAAAATTGTCTTAGATAAGTCGTATCGTGTACCGAGTACCGTGCACAGTTTTTCTCAAGATTTAATAAAAAAAGTTTCTCTCAGACAATTAAAAGAATGGCAACCCACTAAAAAAGATGGCACCATAACATGGCATCGAGATATACTTGATGTAGATCTAACTAGTGGCGAATGGTTAATACTTGCGAGAACAAATTATATTACAAATAAAATATGTACTCGACTTAAAGAAGAAGGCTATCTCTATTGGAGAGAAGGCACCGGTTGGTCTATTTCCCCAAATGTACTTAATGGAATAGAGGTGTGGCTTAAATTATGCAAAAACCAAAACTTGTCTATAGCAGAACTGAAGAATTTTGTGAAACTATTGAACCCGGATATTATTACGAAGTCTGGGAGAAAAAGGTTCTCCCACTTAGATCCAGAACAAACTTATTCTCTCGAAGATATTATAGAGAGTTGCAGTTTGAGCGTTACTCACGAGACTCCGTGGCAGAAAGTCTTGAAAGTTTCGGAGCAGGAAACTGCATATATAATGTCCGTGAGGAGGAGAGGGGAGAGGATTCTGACGGGGACTCCGAGGATTCGGATCTCGACAATACACAAAGCAAAAGGTGGCGAGGCGGATAACGTAGCCTTACTACTTGACTCAACCAAGGCTTGCGTAGAAAGCTTAGATCAAGATTCTGAGATAAGAACTTTCTATGTGGGAGCAACTCGTGCTAAACAATCATTACATTTAATAGAATCAACAACTAAGTATGGATTTAACATATGACAAAGATATGGTTTTTACAAAAGAATAAAGAAGGACACATTTTTTGGGACAGTTATATTCACGACGAATGCACATTATTAGATACAACAACGGAGAATCCCTTTGATAAAGAAAGATAGAGAATTTTTTTTAAAAGAAGCAGAGAAACTAATCAATGGTCAGAGAGCCAAGGAATATGGACCTGCTAAAAAGAACCATCAACGTATAGCTGATATATGGACTATCTTGCTAGACAAGAAACTTAATGACCGTATTACACCGGAAGAAGTTGTTGCTTGTATGATAGGTGTCAAGGTGGCAAGACTAGCCGAAGACATATCCAAGGATGATTCGTGGACCGATGTTATTGGTTATGCAGCACTAGGTGGAGAAATTATAAATGACAAATCATGAACAATATCATTTTTTAGATCAAGATATAAAAGATGTGTCTTGGGGTAATATAGATTCTGATTGGACACCTCCTCAAACCCTTCCAGATTTATCTCAATATGAAACAGTTGCTATTGACTTAGAGACAAAAGACTCAAACCTTTTAACTCTTGGACCTGGGTGGACAAGAAAAGATGGTTATGTAATTGGAGTTGCAGTCGCAGCAGGAGATAGTTCTTGGTATTTTCCTATTGCACATAAATCTGGAAATATGTCAAAGAATATAGTTTATAAATGGTTAACAAAACTTTGTGCAGACGAAACTATAACTAAAGTATTTCACAATGCTTTGTATGATTTAGGTTGGCTTCGAGCCGAGGGAGTAGAAGTTAAAGGTAAGATCATAGATACAATGATTGCAGCACCATTATTAGATGAAAATAGAAAATGGTATAATCTTAACTCTCTTGCTCGTGATTACTTGGGAGAGTTTAAAGATGAAAAGCTACTAAAGTCTGCAGCGGAAGAGTTTGGTGTAGATCCTAAGTCTGGTATGTGGCAACTACCACCTAGATATGTAGGTAAGTATGCTGAACAAGATGCAGCGATTACTCTAAAACTTTGGGATAATCTTAGGAAGAAAATAACACAAGAAGAATGCTCAAGTATTTTTGAATTAGAGACAGATTTACTTCCCGTATTGTTTGAGATGAAAACAAAAGGTGTTCGGGTAGATGTAGAAAAAGCACATCAAACTAAAAAAGATTTAACTAAAATAGAAAAATCACTTATAGATGAAATAGTCAAGGAAACCGGGGTGGTTGTTGAACCGTGGGTCGCTACATCTGTAGCAAAGGTCTTTGACGCTGTGGGTCTTCCTTATTCTCGCACAGAAAAATCCGATGCTCCCATGTTTACAAAACAATTTCTTTCTAATCAAACGCACCCTATTGCTAAAAAAATTATAAAAATTAGAGAAATAAACAAAGCTAACACGACATTTGTTGATACTATTCTTGAACACTCTCATAATGGTAGAATACATTGTGACTTTCACTCCCTAAGATCTGATGGTGGTGGAACTGTTACTGGACGTTTTAGCTCAAGTAACCCCAATTTGCAACAGATTCCTGCACGAGATCCTGAGATCAAAAAATTAATTCG